GAAAAAGTCCGCTTAGGACCCCCCACGTTGCTTTTACGGCGTTTGCACCGGCGTTGACCGGTGGGGTAAAACCGAGCTAAGGCCGGACGCCCGACTAAAGTGTAAAGGCGACGTGGGGTGTGATCCAAAGCGGACGAGAAAGATGTACACGGCGTGCCCGGGCCCTGTGGGAGGGTGCTGGATACCAATGGTGCACGCCAACTGTGTTCACAACGAGATCTGCGCCTTGTTAAAGCGATCTCTAGGACCTACACCCACCTCGGATGAGTCTTGCAGAGCACCTGTCCTCCAGCAGTTTAAGAGACTGCGGATGGTGGCGAGACGATATTGCGGGGATAAGTGGTCCTACCTCGACACGGCCCTTTCTTATAAGGGTGCCATGGGCCGTAAGTACCTGGAGGCGGAGCGTTCGTTGAGGGAAGATGGGCCGATAACTGCTCGAGATGTCTTCCTGAGGGCGTTCTTGAAAGCCGAGAAATTCAATGCGTTAGCCAAATTCTCGAAGCCGCGGATGATCTTTCCACGCGATCCCCGGTATAATTTGGCGCTCGCGTCTTGGCTGAAACCCTTTGAGCACTGGTTTTGGGGGAACCTTAAATCAGTTGGGAACTCCGGTGTGGCGAGATCGAGGGTTGTGGCGAAAGGTTTGAACGGGCGTCAACGTTCGAATCTGATCAGGAGGAAGTTTGGCGCTTTCCAACAGTGCGTCGTCTTTGAGGTAGATGGCAAGGCCTTCGAGGCCCACTGTGACACGTGGCAACTGCAGATGGAGCAAACCATCTACGGAGCTGCCTATAGGTACGATAAGGACCTTATGAAGCTCTTGCGTTACCAATTGCGAAACCAGGGTGTGACCGCAGGGGGTGTCCGCTTTTCTAGGGACGGTGGGAGGGCTTCCGGAGACTTCAACACTGGCATGGGCAATTCGTTGATCATGCTTTGTGTTGTCGGGGCCGTTCTCTTGTCGAGAGGAGTGACGTTTGATCTCCTCGTCGATGGTGACAATGCTCTCATCTTTTGTGAGTTTGTCGACCTGGAACGCGTGCGGAAGGACTTTGCCAGCGATGTACTGGCCGAATCTGGTCATGAGCTGGCGCTCGAGGCGCCTACCGTCCAACTGGAGTCGATACGCTTCGGCCGGTCAGCACCCTTGTGCGTCGGTGCTGGCCGGTGGACCATGGTGCGAGAACCGTGGTCGGTACTCTCTGGGGCAACCGCGAGCCATCGGTGGTTG